ATACGAAGCAGAGAAAACTCGCGAAGCAGCTGATCTAGGCTACTGTACTCTACTACACTTTAAATGTGCTGGAACCCGTAGCTGTCAACTTTGGATCACTGGCGGACCTATTGTAAAGTAATATGATTACGCTATCCGATAATCAGTTTGATGCAAATGGTTATTGGGACCAGCCCATAGAGAAACTGCTGTACCAACCCACCATAGATGATCTTGATCTATTTGACCAGAACGGATACGACCTCACTCCCTTAGAACAACATTTTGCCTACGGCAACAGAGCTAAACCTAAAAAGCACAGAGAACATCTACGAGCCCTTAAACAGGATTGGTTTATGCAACAGCCTACCACAGAAGGCTCACATCTTAATCATAGCCTACTGTTTGAACGCAAAGGCTACACAGGTGCTGCACTAGAAGAATTGGAATACTGGGCTCGTACACTGCCTTTGGTCAACAAGGTGATAGCACTACGTCCTAAATGGGGCTTGGACTTTTCTATGGACTATGCTGACCGTGCGGGCAATGTCTTTGAAGTACTACACTGGGAATGGGACAGCTTTGTCTACGAAGAAACAGAATATATTCGCAAAATTGTAGAACCTGTGTTGCTGGCCATAGACTGGCGTGATGCTGCCCAACAGATCCTAGCACAGAAAGACAAGTGGCATCATCTAGACTTCTTTGCACAGAGTCGTTGGAAGTGTGAGTACTTTGGCATCCCAGAGGAGCGATTCAAAATGGTTGCTTGGAACTAAATAATAGCACTTATTGGAGTATACATGAAACAATTTCTATTACTGCTGTTGGCAGTACCTGCACTAGCATTTGCACAGGGCAAGATGCCCGCAAAGTCAGCGACCTACGATGCACAGGTTATTAGAGTGAGTGATGGCGATACTATTGTAATCGCCGCTCCCTTTCTCCCACAGCCACTCAAGCCCGAACTTGCTGTTAGGATCTACGGAGTCGACACGCCAGAAAAAGGACACAGAGCTCAATGTCCACAAGAAGACCAACGAGCGCAATTGGCGAGTAAATTTACAACTCAAGCCTTACAATCCCACCCAAAGCACCAGGTTATTATCTATGGATGGGATAAGTTTGGTGGCCGTATATTGGGAGACATCTTGGTAAACGGACAAAGCATTAGACAGGGACTTATCAGCAATGGCTTGGCCCGTGAATACTACGGTGAAGCCAAACAAAGCTGGTGTAATTAATTTAGAACAGAACATCTACCTTAGGAACGCTTGCGTTACTTAGATGTGCCCGGCTGCTGGGCAGAACGTTATGGGAGTCGTGCCCCGGAATGGCGTTCTAAGTGAGCATTTTTTTACGACCCTAGAATAAATACAGTACAGGAGGACACAACCATGAAACAGCGTAAATTATTAATGAAGCTGTACAAGGCTTGCGTCGACCATGATACTGAAACAGTTTCCGAACTACGTAAAAAAGAGTTCGCTAAGATACGGAAACACAAGGCCGAAGGTAAGTCATTTACACGCAAATGGACTTTGGTACAGATTTAACACAACTGTAACATTACACACAGCCTAGGGCGATAAATATTAGCTATGCTAAAAACTTATCGCTCTATTTTTATATCCGATGTGCATTTAGGTACTAGAGATAGTCAAGCTGATAAGTTAAACAACTTTCTCAAACACAACACCTGCGAAACACTCTATATGGTAGGGGACATACTAGATGTATGGCGCATACAACAAAACAAATGGCGTTGGAAGCAATCACACACCAATGTTGTAAGACGTATACTTGGACATGCCAAACGTGGCACACGAGTAATCTACGTAGCAGGCAATCACGATGAATTCTTAAGACCATTAATGCCCTACGGTATTAACTTTGGCAATGTGGAAGTGGTTAATCAATTTGAACATGTTGGGGTAGACGGCAAACACTATCTAGTCACCCACGGCGACCTGTTTGACGGCATTACCCGACTGGCACCGTGGTTGGCATTCTTAGGTGATAAGGCCTATGACTTTATTCTATCTGCCAACAGCAAGTTCAATTGGCTACGACATCGTATGGGTTTTGGCTATTGGAGTTTGAGCAAGTATCTTAAAGCCCGTGTTAAGAAAGCAGTAGACTTTATATTTCAGTTTGAACGGAATCTAATGGCCTACTGTAAGAAACGCGGCTTTGACGGTGTCATATGCGGACACATACATCACGCAGAGATCAAAGAGATAGATGGCATTACGTATATGAATGACGGCGACTGGGTTGAATCGTGTACAGCACTTGTAGAGCACCACGATGGTAAGTGGGAAATCATAACTTGGACTAAGGAGCGAGACGATGTGGATACTGATACTAATAGCGGTTCACGTGAACAATCCTCAAGACGTTCCGGGAAGAATAGAACTAGCATTCAAAGATCAAGCCAGTTGCGAGATGACCCTAGCGTCGATGAAGTGGCAGCTAAAGTTTAATAATTTTAAGGTAGAAGGCAAATGCCAAAAACAATAAGTGATAAAATTACCATAGTGGTACCCTGTAAGAATGAGGAAAACTACATTGCGCATTTGCTAATGCATCTACGCCAACAATCAATAGGCAACACCAGAATTATCATTGCAGATTGTTCCACAGACAAAACACGAGAAGTTATCGAAATAATGAAAGGTGAGTTGAATGTTGAGGTTATCGATGGCGGGCCTGTTAGCTTTGCTAAGAACAACGGAGCTCGATTGGTTAATACGCCCTACATATTATTCATTGATGCTGATGTGCGCTTCTTTAAAGACACTGTGATTCAAGATGCTGTCAATTTGATTGAGAGTAAGAACCTAGATCTCATTGGCCTAAACATCAAATGCTACGACAAGGATCTAAGAGCTAAAGTCGGATTTACTACATTTAATCTAATCAATCATGCATTAAAATTCTTCTCACCCTTTGCTGTGGGAGCATTCATGCTGACCCGCAGAGATCGTTTTGAAGAGTTTGGGGGATTTCCTGAACAGTTTTCCACAAGCGAAGACTTCTTCTTATCACGCAAGTATAGCCCTAAAAAGTTTAGAATCATTCGCCATCACTTTGGACAAGATAGCCGTAGGTTTAAGAAGATGGGCTATATGGGCATGGCCAAGTACCTAGTTAAGAACTTTGTCAATCGCAATAATAAAGCCTACTGGGACAGTTTAGACAGCAGTAGATACTGGAGTTAAAACAAGTTCGTAGAGTTCACTCCAATTCTTGACTACAGGGTAAGAACACTTGTGATGCATATTATGCCCGTGTTCAATAAGAACAGATTTCAAACCTAAAGCATGTCCGACATCAGCATTGGCAGGTTTATCTTCAATCCACCACAGGCCGCTGTCTTTGTATGGAGCCAATGCAGAATCTTTGTCTGCGCCTGTATCTAGGCAAATAACTGTTTCGATAGCATTGCCAAACAACTTACGTAGATTCATTTCACGCAGTTTCTGTGCGTTCTTGTCCAGACTTAGGCTTGTGATAACACGGAATTCGTAGCCGTGTTCTTCATGTAGTCGTTTAACATAGTGAGCAGCATCTCTAAGTGCAGGAAGGAATCCAATTGCTGCAGATTCGTTAAAAGTCTTTACAACCTTTTTGGCATCTTTTTCTTCTAGTTCGTTATAGTGGTGATGTAGATAATAGCTTTTCTTGTTATCCGCTGTTAGTGTGTATCCACGTTCTTGCATCCAAACTGAGAACGCCCATTCCCAATCTAACAAGACGCCATCGGCATCGGTGAGTATAAGTTTGTTTTTCATACTGTATTATAACATACTTTAACCCTTGTGTCAACGGGCTAAGTAAAATATGAATATAATAATCGCAACCTTGGTAATGGTTCAAATTACCATAGCCTGTGTCACTCTATACCTACATAGAAGTCAAGCACACAGAGCAGTACAATTTCACCCAATCCTGGCACATCTAATGCGCTTTTGGCTATGGTTATCAACCGGTATGGTGACCAAACAATGGGTAGCCATCCATCGCAAACATCACCAGAAGAGTGATCAAGAGGGCGATCCGCATAGTCCCCAAATATACGGAATTTGGCGTGTGCTATTTGGCGGAGCATTCTTATATCACAAGGCTAGCAAAGATACCGCAATGATCGATCAGTTGAGCACAGGCACACCTAATGACTGGATCGAGCGTAAACTTTATACCCCGCACAGCCGCTTAGGGATTCTTTTAATGTTGGTCATAGACCTTGTTCTTTTTGGCCCTATAGGTTTAGTGGTGTGGGGTATTCAAATGATTTGGATTCCAATATGGGCAGCTGGAGTTATCAACGGACTCAGCCATTGGTGGGGATATCGAAATGTTGAAACCAACGACACTTCGAAGAATTTAATACCCTGGGCTTTCTGGATAGGCGGCGAGGAGCTACACAACGGGCATCATGCAGACGGAGCCAATGCTAAGTTTAGTCAACGTTGGTGGGAGTTCGATATTGGCTGGATGTATATCTGTATACTGCGGTTCTTTAAATTAGCAACAGTTAGAGCATAAAGAAAAAGCACCCGAAGGTGCTTTTCTTTTTACCACTATATATTTTTGCTCTATGAGCGTAATATTATTTCTTTACGCCTGCATTAACAAATGCGTACATTTTTTCGGCGGTCTCTAATACTTTATCTAAACCTGGAAACTCTGGCATTTGAACTGTGCTAACAATTTGACCAGTCTTCTCATCACGAGTAGCTGTCATTTCCCAACCTGCAAACTTAGATTGAAAGTCGTCTTGCACTAGGCTTTTAGCCATGCCCAAGATATCTGTACGGATTTCATAACCGTTTTTATTGAATTTAACTTCTGGTAGCTTTGGTGCTGTAAAAATTTCTGACATAATAATCTCCTGTGTGTTAATGTCTGTTGCTAACAACTACTTCTTTTTCGCTGTTAGTTTATTATATATGCCTAGAGACAAAAAAGCAACTTATTTTCTGAACTTTTTTACTCGTTCCTTGATAAGGGTTACCACTTCATCACTAAGCACTACTTCGTAGTGGTTGTATTGGACTTCCACTAGTTCCATATCCTTATGATGTTTCTGGCTAGCAATGGTCACAACCCCGTCATTGGGCTCGTGCATAAAAGGACTTTGTCCTTTTACAGTCACAATGTTAGTCCACGGGTGCTGTATTTTAATACGGCTAGCTTGCTTCATAACCCACGAACTAGGACCAATGTCTCGCATTAGTCTGCTAAAAGGCAAAAAGTATTGAGCATAGTCCGCTACTTCGGCGCCCCCATACGGAGTACTAAGTGTAATAGCACCGTTAACAGATTCCGGAATACAGTTGGCTAAGTGTAGGCTGTAGATACCACCTAGACTGTGTGCAACAAATACTAGATCTTTATAATCTTTTAGTGTTGCCTGCATGTCTTTTAGGTTGTTTTCGAACCCGTTACGACTGTCGTAATTGATATCGATACCTTGACCTAATTTACTTCTGATATAATTGAAGCTTTCGCTGGTGGCATTAGCACCGTGTATGTACACCAAGTTCATGCCAATATTTATCGGAATTTATTTGGCTAACATTATGTCTCTAGCTTCTTTGTGCATGCCTGCACGAGCCATTGCCGCAGCGGCGCGAGCCTGTCCAATACTTAGGCCGATTTCGTATAATGCGTTTAAAAATGATTTCATAGATAGCTTTCCTTTTGAGAATTGAATTGTCGGATGTAGTTTTCCAACTGTGCGGCATCGGTAATGCCTTTGGTGCTTAGATAAGCGTCTAAGCGGCTTTGGTAATTGGATCCTGGGAACATTTCTGCTAATCGTTCCAATATAGCCAGCATCCTGCTTGATAAGTATTTCATATTGTTCTCTCTGTGTTGTAGTACTCATGGTTTCTACTGAGTTATTTATCCAGCTCTTGTGCAATCGCGCATTTTTCAGTACAATGTTATAATTGTTTAAAATGAGTTAAATACATGATAGGAAACAATTTATGAAACTTCGTACCAGATCAATTCTGCAGGAACTCAATGAAATTGCCGAAGTACGCAATACGGATTCGTTGATCGAAAGCCGTGCCACCAACATCATTAATTCCGCTATTAATCTGTTGGAAAGCATACACAAGCATTATGACGCTGAAAGTGCTGACGAATTAGAGCGTCGATTGATCAATGCTATCAAAGGACAAGATCCCAGTAAATTTACCCGCGGTGTACGAAGATTGGCAGAATCGCGTAAGGCCAAAAGAAAACTAGAAGAATCTAACAACAATGAATAAGCTATTTGAAGGCGGTAATGTATTCAAGGACGCCGATAAAAAATCACTAACGCAACGCATCGCCACAGGCGACGTTGAGTCGACGGTCCTGTATATCGAAAAGATCACAGGCCTGGACTTTACCAAAGAAAAACACGCAGATGACAAAAAACCGGTGAAATGGTTGGGCACCACAGGCCGCAAAGAAGATCCAGATGGCACCTTTGAGCGCAACAGTTCCGGGGATCTAGATCTTTCAGTGGATGCCAATGAAGTAGACAAAAGAGCCTTTGCCGACAAATTGATAGCACAGTTTGGCAAAGAAAATGTCAAGCTCAGCGGAGATAATGTGCATTGGAAAACTCCTATCAACGGTGATGCTGCCAATGGGTTTGTGCAAGCTGACTTTATGTTTTCCGCAAATCCCAAGTTTCAACAAGGTAGCATGATCGGTGGACAGGGTGAGTACCGTGGAGAGCACCGCCACATTGTATTGAGTTCAATTGCCCGTGCTAGAGGCATGAAGTACAGTCCCAAACATGGTTTACTAAACGCTACCACAGACGAACTGTTACCTGACGGCAACGATTGGAATGTGATCAGCAAGCAGCTATTGGGACAATCAGCCACGGTCAAAGACATTCGTTCTGTGGACACCATTCTCAATTATATCAAGAAACTGCCCAACTACGAAGAGCTAGTTGCAGGTGCTAGAGAAACACTAGGCAAACAAGGAATCGAATTGCCGAAGAACGAAGCCTTTGAAAGCTATCAACCTGGAACAATAGGTTGGATGCGCAGAATGATAAACATTACAAAATGAGAGCATTTGAATTCCTAATTGAAGACGAAGCGGCTCCTGCACCCAAGAAAGTGGGCCGTGAGTTTAATCACCTAGAAGATCTAGTGTTCACAGAGGCCAATGGTGCTGTCAAAGCCATACAGATCCTAAAAGATTTAGCCAGTCCAGAAACCAGTATTACCATTAAGTGGGACGGCAACCCCACAGTCTATTGGGGACGTGAAGAAGATGGCACCTTCCGCATGGTAGGCAAGAACAACTGGGGACGTGAAGAAGGCAAAAGCTCTAACCCAGAAGAATTAAAACAGTTTATCATGAGTCGTGGCAAAGGTGAAGACTGGCGTCCTAAATTTGCCAGTGATATGGCCGCACTGTGGCCCATATTTGAAAAGGCAACACCTGCAGAATTCCGTGGCTATGTTTATGGAGATATTCTATTCCATCCAGGTAAACCCTATAAAGGTGGCGATGGTAAAATATCATTCACTCCTAATCAAACCACTTATTCCGTGACAGGCAGCAGTGAAGTTGGCCGTCAGTTGGCCAAGGCCAAAGTGGCAGTGGCAGCACACAAACTGTTCAGTTACTTTGGAGACAAGAGTGGTGAAGACTTCAATGACGTTGAGCAGTTCAGTGGTAACCCTGAACTCAAGGTGTTTGGACTCACCAGTGTGAGTTACAGACCTGCTGTGGGAGCAGATAATCTCAGCAAGATAGAAGCATTGGCCAAAAATCAGCGGGCAATAAACAACCTGTTGGCTCCTGTAGCAGGCATGGGCTATCTGCAGAGTGAGATCTATACCTTTGTGAACACTCAATCAAAGGCCAAGCAATTGGACAACATCAACACAGAAGCGTTCATGTCTTTTGTGCAAAAAACTCCTGCTAAAGCTGCCAAGATCACAGCACACAGCGAACAACATCCAGGAGTTATGGACAAGTTGTTTGAACTGGTGCGTGAAATCATGGCAGCCAAAGATGAAGTAATACGTGAGTTAGACGCTGCCGGAGGTGACATTACAGCCACAACAGGTGGCAAGCCCGGCGGGGAAGGCTATGTTGCTGGTGGTTCAAAGTTGGTACCTAGAGACCGCTGGACTCCTTTTAGAGCCGACTAAAATCAGCCGTATCGGCGTGATTTTTTCAATCCAATATAAATACTGTATAAGAATCAAGGTGATTCTTATATATTGCCGGTCCCGGAGCGGGATCATTGATAAGGAGAAAACATCATGGCAGAAACAACAAGAGTAAACCCCACAGCAGTAGCATTGGGCACACTACAATCTACACTACAACTAAAACTGTTTAAGTGTGTTTTGAATAACAGCGGCGATGCAACAGCACGTAACGCAGCAACTATGTCACTATTGACAGATGAAATCGGCACTACCGGTGCATTGATGCAAGGCAAGGCCAACGGTCTTGAGCTAGCATTTATCGGTGACGGTCACGCTCTTGACGTTGACACAGTTGCAATCCGTTTAGGCCGTATCATTGCAGCAGGTTCACGTACATCTTCTGGTGTTTGGACATTTACAGGCGGTGGTACATTGACTGTAACTAACCCAACAACTTTTGTTGGTCTACAGACCTAATTAGTTAATTCTCAGGGATGGGAAGCACTAAAGCACCTTCGGGTGCTTTTTTGTTGGCTGGTCAATCGTAGGCGTAAATAGTAGCACATTATGGCACGCTATCAAGTTATTACTCTCGTAGACATCACTAGAACTCACGCTAGTAGATATGAAACTGATCAATTGAAATTAGGACAACAGGCCAACTTCAACGCTCTTCAACAGGCAATTGGCCTGCGTTCTAATTTTTCCTTTCTGTCCGACCCCAGTCAACAGTCCGGACAGTTGCCAAGAGACCTAGAAGGTAAGGCTACTTATTGGACTTGGAACTTTGATACAGAACGTGATAGTGTTTTTCTCAAAGGTCAAGACCCAGTTGGCCTGTTAATTGACGATATCAATGGGGTTCCTATAACCAATCAACTAAATAATTCAGTTGATATAGATCCAGCAGCATTTATTAGTAAAGGTGATCGTGCAAATATTTGGATATACGAAATCACACAAGCGGGATAAATACAATTTAACAGGCAAAACCATTAGGCATTTCGGAACACTTAGGCACATGGCTCGGAGCGAGCACTTGACTTAACATAAAAGGAAACAGCCATAATGGCCACAACCGTAGAACGACTTGGTGTAGTAGAGACCAAGGTAGCAAACCTAGACGAAAAATTAGACGAGATCAAGGTTGATGTCAAAGACATGCACGACTGTCTAGACAAGACTCGCGACAGTGTCATGGCCAAATTAGATGACATGTACGGAGCAAGCTGTGAACAACATAGTCAATTGGCCAGTAAAATTACAGAATTAGAACGTTTCAAACAAAAATGGATCTATATGACAGCAGGCGGCATAGCAGTGTTGGGCTTTTTATCCGGCCACTCTGCAACATTTGCCAGCTTGTTCAAGTGACAGGTTGAATACAATTAAATAAGGGCCATAGGTCCTTTTTTTATGACTAACATTTCTAAACGCTTAGAGCAAGTAGTTAGTTCTGCACAACAAAGATTAATTGAAAAACATCAAATTCTCCCAGTTAAAGTCGCAGAAGGAATCCTTGTGGGCGATGTACTCATTGTCAGCGAAGGCATTGTCAAACACCTTAGATATAATGACACCTGGCTTTACAAAGACATTTACCTAAATGCAGCAGCCATACGATTGGCCAATATGTTGGCTGTAAACAAACTGTCAATTCACGCTGATAAGCTGCATAGGGCAGATCAGGAGTACGGCCGCTGGTACCATGACAGTCAAATGCTTCGTGCTCAATATCAAAAAGCACAGCTCAAACATGATCACAACCGTGCAGACATGTTATGGGCTAGATACTGTGAAAGCAGAGATCGAGCTATAAATGCCAAAAACATTGTGCAGCGATTGACCTGCATATGAATAAATATACTATCATTCTGGACCTTAACTAATATGAAAACAACAGACCTTTTTGCATTCAATAGATCATCTAAAAGACTAAATGAATCGTTGTCTAAAACTTTTGGGCGTAAACTAAACTTAGAAACATTCAGTGTTGAACAGCTGGAAGATGCACGTAATAAACTACGCACACAGATCTACACGGCCCGTAGCAGTTCTAACTTCAACGAAACGGTGGAAAACGATGCTCTAACACAGGCACAGTTCATGCACGATGCTATTGTTGCAGAACTTGCAGAGCGTGATGAGCCTATTGTTGACAACACACAACTAGAAGAAGCACAAGCGTTCTATGTAATGCTCTTGGGACCACGTTCTGGCCAACGTGATCCATACCACGGTCCTTTTAATAGTCCAGACGAAGCACAGGCATGGATTGACACTGAATCACCTAATCCGGAAGATTACGAAGTAGGCGATTTCCCTGCTGGACAATTTGGACAATATGATAATGGCCAACCAGTACAAGAAGGTATGACGGAAGGTGGCAACTTTGACGAACAAGCGGTAGTAGATCTTCTTAAGAAATTCGACGAAGATATGAATGAAATTGGCGGCTACGGTGATCCCGACTATGATAAAATTATGGCGGCTCTAAGCAAGGGTGATATTGAGTCTGCCATCGATGAAATTTGGAATTCTTATTCCGATCAAGATGGCGGCGAACTTCGCAATATAGATTCGTATATTCAAGATCTAGAATCCGAAATTAGTTATGTTGTACAAGGATCAGACGACGAAGGCGGCGACACCGATGATGCATATGCCCTAGCATCAGCAGGTCATGGTGGCGATGAAGACTATGGAACTTTTAATCAAGGCGAAAGTCTACAGAATGAAGCGTATATTAATAATGCAGAAGATGCAATTAATTTACTAGCGGCAATTAGAGCACAATCTAAAATGGCAGAACGTGGTGGCGGCGAACCAGTCCGCCCTAATCAACTGGTCAATGACCTTTGGGATGTCATGCAATGGATTGAAGCCAACATGAAAGAATCAATTGAAACAGAATCAAAAAATACAGGAGATAATATGCGTAATCTAAGAGAAGGTGAAATCCAGCAAGCGTCTGCGATTGTCACAGCAAAGACAATGGTTGACAGAGTTGGCCGTTGGATCGAGGAACTTTCTGGTATGGAGAACGATACTCTATTACAGTTAGGCGATTCTATCCGTGACGAAATGGGACAAGAGCAGGCCAAGCAGTTTATATCTGCATCAGCTCCGGCTATCCAATCGGCACTAGAAAATCTCAAAGCTACTCGCGAGGCCCTAGCTTCCAGCGTGAGAGCACTTACTGGCGAAGAACAAAGTGCTGAAATGCTAGGCGGCGAGCCAGGTGCAGACATGGCAGCTCCTGCAGAACCAGACGCCATGAATGCCGAGCCAGGAATGGATATGGGCGACGAAGTTGCAGGTGACGACTTTGATGCAGCTGAACCAGCAGCAGGGGGCCTAGGTGATGCAGGACGTGAACAGCGTGAAAGCATTGATCGTCAAAGCCGTTTGATGAAAGTATTGGCAGGATGAAATTTTTTGACATCACCAACGAGGGCGACTTCTTAAAAATTAGAGAACTTGCCCCAACGGTTGCTCCTGGCACCCCTGGAGCGCCGTTAGGTGCTGCACCAGCAGCAGGTCCTGCACCTACTGCTGCTCCTGCTCAAGATCCGCAGATGCAACAAAAGATGATGGCACAGCAGGCGTTGGATCGCGCCAATCAAAAAAAACAAATTCAAGATCAAATAAAATCAAAGCAAGAAGAACTTGCTGAATTACAAAAACAGTTGGCGGCTATAAAATGAGATTTTTTGAATTTAGCGGCGATGATGAAGGTGATCGATTCGTTATGGTTCTTCGTAATTACATTGGTCGTGCCGCCAGTAAGAAGGCGCCTGCTAAATTAAATTGGAATGGACTCAACAAAGTTCTAGCCACAAATGGATTTGAACTAACAGCAGACTACGAAACATTCAAGGCCATGTACGATTCAATACCAACTATTCAGCAGATGGTTAAGAATTTTAACGCTGACGGCATTGAACTAAACGTACCAGGTGCACCAGACGAAGAGCCAAAAGGTGACGGAACCAAATCCCCAGAAGATAGTCAAACAGCAGTAGACCAAACAGCAGCATCAGCAGCGGCCGGACAATTGGCACAATCACAAGCAACACCCCAGACTTGACGTCCCCGTAGTTTTCCTGTAATATATACAGTATGACTATATCTCCACCTCCCTTTGTAGAAAAATTTCAATATAAGCCCTGTCAACAGGTCAACGATCCAATTACTCGCAAGCGAGTATATCTTACTCCGGACGGCGAAAGCCTTCCATCAGTGACCACTATACTTGGTGCTACTAAAGACATGACCCATTTGAATGAATGGCGTGATAGAATTGGGCATGCCAAGGCACAACAAATTACCACAGAAGCCGCAGGTGTAGGCACAGCCATGCACGGCAATCTAGAACGTTTTGTGTGCGGCATGCAACGTCAACCTGGAAATAATCCTGTACACATACAGGCCAATAAAATGGCTGATGTGATTATTGAAAACGGACTAAGCAAGGTAAACGAAATATGGGCCATGGAACAGAGCCTGTACTTTCCCGGTCTATTCTCGGGCACCACTGACCTAGTGGGCATACACGAAGGCGAGCCTGCGGTAATGGATTACAAGCAGACCAACAAGCCCAAGAAAGCAGAGTGGGTGGAAGATTACTATCTACAACTGATGGCCTATATACTAGCACATAATGAAGTCTACGGCACAGATATTCGCAAGGGTGTTATCTTTATGTGCAGTCGTGCTTTTGAATATCAACAGTTTACTCTAGAGCCTGCAGACTTCAACAAATGGCAGGACGCTTGGTTAAACAAGGTAGAGGAATACTACAGTCTAGGAAGATAAATACTCTATAACGGGAATTTACTACTATGGCTGTTGTCCAGATATCAAAAATCCAGGTCAGAAGAGGCCTTAAAAATGCAGGAATCGGTGTTCCTCAACTGAGCGCGGCAGAATTTGCATGGGCAGTAGATTCCCAGGAACTGTTCATAGGTAACGGCAGCGTGGCTGACGGTGCCCCTTATGTTGGCAATACCAAAGTGCTCACCGAGCATGATAACATATTAGAACTTGCAGCCAGTTATAGATTCAGTGAATCTGAACCTTCTATAGCGCAAAGTGTTGCCAGGTCACTTCAGACCAAATTAGATGAATATGTCAGTGTGTTGGATTTTGGAGCCATACCGGATGGCAGCACAGACTGTGTGCCATTTTTTCAAAATGCCTTGAATGAATTGTTTAGAAACATAGATCCTAGATTCAAAAAAACTCTGCTGATCCCCAACGGCACATATTTTTTCAGCAGCAACTTAAAAATTCCTAGCACGGCAAAGATACAAGGCGAAACCAGAGACGGTGCTATTCTGCAGATAGGCAACAACAGTATTTTATTTGTCACAGCTAACGGTCAAGAAGTTGCAGAATTCACCAGTGGCAATAGACCAACCGATGTCAATATCAGTAATTTAACAATTGATCACAATCAAGGTCAAACGGTATTAACCGGAGTAGCAGATAGTGCGTTCACCAATGTAAAATGGACCAGCGGCTATGTGTTGGGAGACCCTATCGTTGGTGATATTCAAAACTCCAATCCATCATTGTACTGGGAAAACAGTCTTGATGGTACTAAAGTAACCAACATCACGCTCAAAGACTGTGTGTGGCAATCAACTCCGTTGGCCGTGAGATCTGATCAGATTACCATAGATTCCAGTGCTCCGCCAAGTTTTGATACCAGCGTGAAATTTGACGGCTGTAGATTTTTTGTCTGCAACACCGCAATAGTGATTAACGGTGTACCCGGCCAAGGAAACCTATGGCGTGTCTTTGACTGTGAGTTTGAAGAAATTGCCGCACACGCCTTTATATCTGACAATGGTACAGGCACAGTTATACAACGTTCCAGATTCATCAACTGCGGCAACAACACCAACAACGCAGCCACGCCAACATCCAGTATCGTCAAGTTTGGAGAGAAAAATGGCAATACTGTGATTGACAGCACCAGCAACAGACATCAAGCAGCAGGATTCACCGCAGTGAGTACTAGACCTGCAATAACAGAAGTTGAAAACGCCTCCAGGGTCAGTTTGATAGATATGAATTATGAAATAATCTATCTATCAGACGGTTTTAAACCACTGTCAGTATTTGCAGCATTCAACAGATATACCTACATAGATTATGTTTTACAGTTAGGCGATCATTCACGAGCAGGACAAATAGTGGTAATGGTCACTGAGTCAGTAGGCGAATTTACATTCTCCGACAACTACGTGTATTCATCACCCAGTTCATCTACACCAGAGGGGATTCTTATGACAGATTTTGTTTTTAATGTAGAATTAAAAGACAACGATGGCGACAGTGGAATTGAAACACTGTTGTTGTCATATCGAAATCCGCTGTCTTCCGGTCAAACTGGAACGATATCATATTCAATATCGTACGGTGTTTGATCTTTACGGAAACGAAAGATTATTTAAATGGAAGCAGTTCAGAGATAGTTTAGAAGTCAGCGCCACTCCATTAAGTGATGTTGCTGAACTCTGGAGCCATGCTCCGTTTGTCAATCCTTTCTTAGACCCCCAACAACCAAACACTTGGCCTGACCCTTGGCATTTGGTTATCGACGGCAAGCTAGATGATCTTGCTATTTGTCTCGGCATGCTGTATACTATTAAATTAACACAGCGGTTTATGGATACCGTTTGTGAGATACATAAGTCTATGCTCCCCAAAGATCACGATTCAAAATTCTTTCTAGTAGCAGATAACGCTGTGTTAAACTACGAACCAAGGATAGCTCATGATCTTAATGTGTTACAAGAAATCAAAACCGACATCGTGTGGTCCAGTTCGGCATTACCAATAAATATCAAATAAAGTAGAGACATAGATGGAAATAACAGTAATCAAAAGAAATGGTGATCGAGAGCCACTCACCATTGAGAAATGGCAGGCACAGGTGGCAAAAGTATGTAGCGGTATTGCAGATGTTAGCCAAAGCATGATCGAGATCAAAGCACAGCCACATTTTTATGACGGCATAACCACAAGAGAAGTAGATGAAATCACTCTAAGAGCCATTGTGGATCTCATAGACGTTGAAAACAATCCCGACGTTGGTCATACCAATTATCAGTATGTAGCAGGCAAACAGCGAGTTAGCATGTTGCGTAAAGATGTTTACGGTAGCTACACTCCCCCTAGTCTATATGAAATAGTCAAGACAAATGTGGCCACCGGTCTGTACACGCCAGACCTACTTGTGTGGTACACAGAAGATGACTGGAACAAGATGAATGACATGTTGGATCATGAAAAGGATGAAACATATTCATATGCTGCCATTGAGCAATTGATAGAAAAGTATCTAGTTAAAAATCGTAGTACAAAACAAACATACGAAACTCCACAAATTAGATATATGGTTGCAGCCGCTACTGTTTTTCATAAAGAAGAACCTAATGCATCACGTATGCGTTATATCAAGGAATACTACAATGCAGCCTCCGATGGTCTATTTACTCTTGCTACTCCTGTCCTTGCTGGTCTCGGTACCCCTACTAAACAATTCAGTTCGTGCGTACTTATTCGCAGTGATGATGACTTGGATAGTATTTTTGCTTCAGGTGAAATGATGGCCAAGTATGCCAGCAAACGTGCAGGCATTGGTTTAGAAATTGGACGACTACGTCCATTAGGCAGTCCCATCCGTGGTGGTGAGATTATGCACACAGGTATGATACCCTTCTTGAAGAAGTGGTTTGGTGACCTGCGTAGTTGCAGTCAAGGAGGTATTCGTAATGCAAGTGCTACTGTTTTTTATCCTATTTGGCATCATCAGTTTGATGATCTTATTGTTCTTAAGAACAACCAAGGAACAGAAGAAACCCGAGTCCGTCATATGGATTATGGGGTTGTGCTTAGTGCCTTCTTCTGGAGACGATTCAAAAACAAAGAAGACATAACCTTCTTTGATCCCAACGAAGTACCTGACCTATACGAAGCGTTTTACAAAGACACTGAGTTGTTTGAAGAACTCTATGTCAAGTACGAAAAACAAAAAGGCCTCCGTAAGAAAACGATGAGTGCCGAAGAAGTGTTCAAGAGTGGTATACTAAAAGAGCGCACAGACACGGGTCGAATATATCTCGTATTCATTGATAATGTCATGAACCAAGGACCTTTTGATCCTGAGTACCATACGATTTATCAAAGTAACTTGTGCTGTGAGATCCTATTACCCACACGTTCATTTAAGCGATTAGACGACGATAGTGGACGCATAGCGTTATGTACACTGGGATCTATCAACTGGGGATCGTTCCGCAATCCAGAGGATATGCGTAGAGCCTGTAGGATTCTACAGCGTAGCCTGTGTAACATTCTTGACTATCAAGATTTCTTGTCGATACAGAGTAAACTTAGTAACGACGAGATACAACCACTAGGTATTGGTGTTACAAATCTTGCCTACTGGCATGCCAAGCGTGGACTCAAGTATGGCGAGAAAGATGCACTACAGGATGTTAAAACCTGGATGGAGCACCAAGCGTTCTACTTAACAGAAGCCACAGTTGAATTAGCCAAAGAACGTGGCCCGTGTACAGAGAGTCATAAAACTAGATATGGACAAGGCGTCTTTCCCTGGGAACTTCGTGCCAAGGGTGTTAATGAACTGGCAGACTTCGCTCCTGAACTTGATTGGGAAACACTACGTGGTAATATGAAGCAGTACGGTGTGCGTAATGCCACATTGATGGCCATTGCCCCTGTTGAAAGTTCAAGTGTTGTTATTAACTCAACCAATGGCATTGAAATGCCCATGAGCCTAATATCAGTTAAAGAATCAAAGGCAGGATCATTTGTACAGGTTGTTCCTGAATACCATAAACTAAAAAACAAATATCAAATGATGTGGGAACAGAAAGACTGTGATGGCTATTTGAAAACAGCCGCAGTTCTTGCTGCCTATGTTGATCAATCAATTTCAACTAACACATTCTACAATCCAGCACACTGGGCAGATCGTAAAGTGCCTACTACATTGATTGCTAAAAATTTGATGCAGGCGCACATGTGGGGATTGAAAACATTCTACTACAGCCTGATTAATAAGGCAGGTAGCAAAGCAATGGCCGAAGCAACTCCCGAAGTACACTACAACGGGTTCCATAACGAAAGAGAAGTAATCGAAGACGAAGACTGCGAGGCATGTAAATTATGAGCAAACAACAATATAACCTAACCACAAAAACAGACTATCTCAATCGCAAGATGTTTCTGGATCCAGCAGGGCCAGTGACCATTCAACGCTTTGAAGAAGTAAAATATAAAAAGATTGCAGACTTTGATTCAACTGCCCGAGGATTCTTTTGGCAACCAGAAGAGATTAGTTTGACTAAAGATTCGAACGATTTTAAAGATGCCAGCGATGCTGTCAAACATATCTTCACTAGCAACCTACTTCGTCAAACAGCACTGGATAGTTTGCAAGGTCGTGGACCAACACAGGTATTTACTCCGGTGTGTAGTCTCCCTGAAGTAGAAGCACTTATGTACAACTGGGGATTCTTTGAAACAAATATTCACAGTAAGAGTTACAGCCATATTATTCGTAACATTTACAATGTACCCAAGGATGTGTTCAACACCATCCATGACACTCGAGAAATTGTAGACATGGCCAGTTCGGTAGGCAACTACTATGACAAGCTACACGTTATTAACTGCCGTAAAGAACTTGGACAAGAGGTTACTGAGAAAGAACACGTTAAGGCTGTTTGGTTGGCACTACATGCCAGCTATGCGCTAGAAGCGTTCCGCTTTATGGTTAGCTTTGCCACCAGCTTGGCCATGGTAGAGAATAAAATCTTTATGGGTAATGGCAACATCATTCAATTGATCTTGCAAGATGAACTCTTACACAAAGGGTGGACTGCTTATATGATCAATCAAGTGGTCAAAGAGGATGCTCGATTTGTCGAAGCTCGAGAAGAATGCCATGCAGAAGTGTATCAACTTTACATGGATGTTATTCGTGAAGAAAAAGAATGGGCCACCTATTTGTTCAAGTTAGGTCCTGTTATTGGACTCAATGCCAACATCCTAAAAGATTTTGTAGATTATACCGCAGTGGGCGCATTAAAAGATATTGGTATCAAGTATCTTCAGGCCGCACCAAAATCAACTCCAATTCCGTGGTTCAACAAGCACACAGATACCAGCAAGAAACAAAGTGCTCTACAAGAAACAGAAAGCACAAACTATGTTATCGGCGTCATGGGAGAAAATATTGACTATGCTGAATTGCCGGCTATATAATACAGTTAAAAGGACACATCATGGAAGTAATAGTTTGGAGCAAGTACCATTGCCCTTATTGTGATCAAGCAAAAGCATTGTTGACACAGCAAGGTGTTAAATTTGAAGAACGTAAAATTGGTGACGGTTACACTCGAGAAGAATTGTTAGAAGCTGTACCAACTGCTAGAACAGTACCACAAATTATCATCAATGGTAATGTAATTGGTGGCTTTACAGAATTAAGAAAATATATCGATGAAACTGGTTTCAACGGTAGCGGATACTAATTAGGAAAATATAAATGTTATTTAATAAACAAAAATTTGCAGCAGGTGATATCATCTCAGTTAAATTGATTACTGGAGAAGAAGTCATGGGCAAATTTGTGGAAGACACAATGGGAACTATCACTCTAGATCGTCCTTTAATGTTGGCCATGACACAGAAAGGACCAGCAATGTCTCCAGTACTGATGACAGTTCATCCGGATGCCAAGTTGACATTTAATTCAAGTGCAATCATCACCATGGCAGAAACAGATCCGGAAGTTGGCAAGCAGTATGTATTCCAGACCACAGGCATTCAGCCAGTAAGTGCTGGTAGTATTATCAAAGGTTAATCTATGGCCGCAGGAGACCCAATTGATTACAGTAGTTACTATGCCGATATTGCTACAGCATTAGGAACAATTGCAACGAATTCAACTGATATTAAGAATTCGTTGGCCATAATTGCTGCCCAAACAACTACCTTAGCTAGTACATTAGGGGAAATCGAAGGTCATCAGCAAAAATTGCGTGAGCTTGGCGAAGGCCCTGGTATCCATATTATTGGGCCTTATGAATTAGTGCAATTCATCACCTCATATAGAAGTCTAATTGAAGAAGGCAAACTGCTGAGTTTTCGTGATAAACAGCCGTCGGACAAAGAAGTTAGCAAAGCACTAAATGATCTTGGCAACTATATAGCAAAGATCAAACAGAATATTCCCAAGGATTTTTAATATGCCAGGAGTATCGAGACAAGGCGCCGATATTGCCGGCGGAACAATCGCAGCAGGTTCTTCTAATGTTTTTGTAAATGGTTCACCAATTGCAAGACTAGGAGATGCAGTAGCAGGTCACGGTCGTGGTTCGCATAGTAGCCCTACAATGGCTGGATCTAGTAGTACAGTATATGCTAACGGCATTCTAATATGTAGAGAAGGTGATGCGGCAACCTGTGGCCATCCTGCTACTGGCAGCGGAAATGTGTTCTCCGGAACATTTGCATCCTTTGTAGTCCCTCCTGTAGTAATTGCTCCAGCAACACAAGCAGCCATTAACAGACAAACAAGTGCATATGTGGCTAATCCCGGTGCTTACAATGTTGCATCTAACGACCAGGTTAAACAAAACTTTCCGGGTACTCCACAAGGAGCAGACGGTGAGAGTTTAATTGACACTGATGTGGTACTAGCCAGTGACATTCCTTCATTGCTGTCGCAGAATCTCGACGAAGCCGGCAAGGGGATTTGGGAAGAGACAGGAATGGGCGGCCGCGCCAGTAATTCTAGGATCACTGGTATATGGAAAGAACTTGGATATCCACAGACTGGTGCTTGGCTTACTGACCAAACTGCTTGGTGTATGGGTTATGTAAATTGGGTGTTGAAACGATGCGGCTACAGATTTGTGCAAACTGCCTGGGCTTTTGATATTAGGGATAAAGCTGCTGCATATAAAGCCGTTAAGATCCCACTTAATCAAGGACAGCCTGGAGACATAGCTTTATGGAGTTATGGTCATGTGAATTTTATCTATACTGCCAGTAGCGGAACATACTCTTTTGTTGGTGGTAATCAAAGCACTAAAGCAAAAAATGTTAATAATCCCTCGAGCGGGTCTGTGACAAGATCTTGGCCAAGCGGGTATCGAACACCCGGCGACAATTCCTTAATTGGAATATTTAGACCTGTTAAGGAATAGCATGAAAAAATTCTTATGGAAAATATTAGGTTTCCTTAGTTTGGGAATGGCCTATGTTGGATTAGTTACACCAGGTATCCCCTACTCAATCTTTGTGGTGTTTGCGGCCTATTGCTTTGCCAAAGGTAGTCCCAAGATGCATGCCTGGATTTACAATCACAAACTGTTTGGACCGTTCCTTACTAACTGGGGTGAAAAGCGTGTGTTCCCACAGAAGATGAAATACTTCATGTTGTTCATGATGACAACCAGTTTGATCACCATGTGGTTGACAGCAGTCCCAGTTCGTGGTATAATATACACAGCAGTGTTTATGATGCTGGTGGCCATATGGGCTTGGAGATTCCCCAGCTCAGTTGAAGAATATGACAACAGAAAAGCACAAGGTAAAAAAATTGGATGGATTAAATGACACCTACCTATAAGGTCACTCCACTGTTTGGCGTGCCTTTGTACCAGACCAACATTGGGTCATTGGATAAAGGCATGCGCGAATTCATTGAAAATCAAGAATATGAACGCATGGCCGCCGACAACGGTGACTATACAGTGAACAAGTATATTTTAGATACTCCAGAACTTGCTCCGTTGAAAGCTAAAATTATGAAAGCGGCAGATAATTTTATCTACACAGTCTTAGACGTAAAACGCAACATGGATTTTCGCATGGAGAACAGTTGGGTGAATCGTCATTACACAGGCGACTACTCTGGACAACACTATCATGGCAACAGCCTTATCAGTGGTGTTTATTACATAGACACAGGCGTTGATACTGGTGCATTTGTATGTCACAAAGACAAGGGCAACTATAACCTATGGACCGAAACTGTGAGAGTGGACTTCAATTATCAAGACCACGGTAACGATGCCAAGCTGAATTTCTTCAATGCCGATGCTTGGGGTTTGTATCCTGCCAAAAATGACCTAATCATGTTCCCATCCATGATGACTCATTCGGTTGAGGAAAATCAATCGTCAAAGATACGATACAGTTTGGCCTTTAACCTATTCCCCCGAGGCACAGCCGGTGGTGTAATCAATACCCTAACTGTTTAAATGCAACATAGAATAACGCCATTGTTTGCAATACCTTTGTTTCAAACACATCTAGGCAATCTCAATATCATTACCAAAACTTGGTTAAAAAATCTTGAGTATCCTTATCAACGAACCGGCCACGATGGCACTGACGAAGATCTCGATGAGGGATCAAAAGGCATGTACATTCTAGACAAACCTCAACTCAAGAATTTGCGTAAACAGATAACAGACGCAATTGATTATTTTGTGCATCAATCGTTGGGCGTCGACGATGGTATAAAATTTGATATATCAACCAGCTGGGCCAATCGATATCTAAATGATGAACTTGTGATTAAACATAATCATAAAAATTCTATGATCAGTGGAGTCTACTATATAGAAACAACAGCCACCACTGCTCCAATTGTGTTTGAACAGGCATGGTCGCATGTGAACCTGTTTCACTCAACAACAACGCCCACGTTTAAAAAAACTCATGTGAACGAGTATAACTCAAGCACACATACCATTTATCCGAGAACTGGAGATCTCTTGTTGTTCCCTTCCCATCTAGAACATACAGTTCCCGCAAGTGATTCAACAGACACTAGATACAGTCTAGCATTTAATTGTTTTGCTAGAGGACATATGGGATTTGGAACTGGACAAATAACACTATGAAAAAAATAACACTAGACCAATTGGTAGAAATTGCCGCAGAAGTAGAAGCTGGCGATCCCGCAGATTGGGGTAAACTTGCTGTTGGGCAAGAACAGGCATTTAGAATGATTGGCACAAGTATACTTGACATGTTTGACAAAGAAGTGTATACTGATGATGACAAACTGATAATGTTGGCAACTATTACTAAACTAACAGTTGAAAACATGTTGCTTAATCTAAAGATTATGGATAAAAGTTCATAAATAACTCACACAGACAGCATAAATTTACAAACAAGGAAAATAGTAAAATGGTAACAGGAAAAGTAAAATGGTTTAACGACGCCAAAGGTTTTGGATTCATTACTCCGGACGATGGTGGCGCAGACTTATTTGCTCACTTTTCACAGATTAATTCGAGTGGCTTCAAGAGCCTACAAGAAGGACAAAGTGTAAGGTTTGAAGTGACTCAGGGTCAAAAAGGCGAGCAGGCTAGTAATATTCAAGCTGCCTAAAAAATTGTTGTAGAAGTCTTAAAGTAAGGCATTCTGGACGCGGGTTCGACTCCCGCCAGGTCCACCATAAAGGAGATTAGTATGGATAACGAATATAGTGCTCTAGTTGGCTTTATTGTTGTTATCGTAGTATTTGCTCTAGTCCTTTTATGATGGGCCTGCCATGGTTTCGACAGGGTGAGATAGGATAAAGATCAACACGTGGGGTCACGTAAAATACAAAAAACGTAAATGCAAACGCAGATACATTCGACTTCAGCGCAATGAGCTTCACTGGAAACACTGTTTCCGGCAAAAGCAAAGTTGCTCTAGCTGCCTAAAAAACAGCGGTCCGAGGTAGTTATACCTTGTCATCCAAAATAGCAGAACCCGCTTCGGCGGGTTTCTTTTTGGCAATATTTCCAAATTATCGTCTCGAAGTTGTGCGTGTACGCACATGTTTTGTTTGAAAGTTCACGTATAATGGTAGGATCATATTATTTAAAAAGGAAAAATTATGACAACAACAATTACAATCAAAGACAAACCGATTAACGCAACCTATCAAAATGTTACAGGCCTAACAGGCGGAACCGGAACAGGTGCTGCTTTTGATGTTACTAAAACAGACGGAGTATACTCTGTTGTTCTAGACAGTCTAGTAGCCAGTGCAGGATCGGGATACCTTGCTGGTGACACAATCACTCTTGCTGGTACGGCACTAGGCGGAGCGGCAGCTAACAACTTGATCGTTACTGTTGCTACAGTTGGCACTGCTGGTAAAATTGCTACGTTCGGTGTAGTAGGTACAGGTCGTGCTGGCGACGGCACAGTTGATATTACAGTTGATGTTACCGGTACTACAGGTATTGACACTTACACAATGGGAGGCGCAAGCACAGAGTTCACAACAACTAAAACTGCTAGTAAAGTAACCTTGGCAAGTACCTTGATATCTAACATGGAATTTAATCTTGCTGATCACGAGCGTGTTGTATTCACAGACAAAGCTATTGCCTATGATGCCGCAGGTCGTGCAGGTGATGTATACTCATTACTAGCAGCCGCACTTGGTACTGCTGATGTTACTAACGCATACAAAGGCATTGGCATTGATCTAGCCGACAAAGGTTGGACCAACAAACAATTGGCAGAAGCCCTATTAAACACAGACGTTTACAAAACAGACGCAGGTGGGGTTGGCAATGAAACTTTCATCAAGCACGTTTACAAAAACGTATTTGGCACTGATGCTGCATTGACACAGGTTACAGACTACACAGTATGGATGACTAACAATAACCTGTCACAAGCTGATGTTTTGGTTGCCGCAAGTGAGTTAGCAGCTTTTGAAACAACTATTGGGTTGGTCGGTTTAGCCACAACCGGCATTGAATATACTCCTGTTGTATAATTAATTACACGCCAAGACAGGCTCTTCGGAGCCTTTTCTTTATTAATTTTTTCTATTAGCGTCATTAAAATAATTATTGAAAAAACTATTAAAATTGCTTGACCTATAGGTTAAATAAACGTACAATATAATATCAGTACAAACACTGAGTTTTTATCACACACAAGGAGAAGATATGAAAACAGTCGGACACAAATTAGAAAAATTCACAGTCACCGGCGTCAAGCCAGGACAACCAGAAGACGCTTTCTTTGACATTACAGAGAAGTCATTTGAAGGCAAGTGGAAAGTAATCGTTTACTATCCAAAAGACTTTACATTTGTATGCCCAACAGAAATCGTAGCCTACGACAAATTGACAGGCGACTTTGCTGATCGTGATGCTGTATTGCTCACAGGTTCGACAGACAACGAGTTCTGTAAAGTTAGCTGGCAAACAGCTCACGCTGATTTGAAGAAGATCACACACAATCAGTTTGCCGACACACAACGTGGTGAGTTGAGCTTGATTGAACAGTTGGGCGTATTCTATGCACCTGCTGGTGCCGCACTTCGCGCAACATTCATTGTTGATCCAGACAACGTTATTCAACACGTTACTGTCAACAACTTGAACGTTGGTCGTAGCCCAGAAGAAACTCTGCGTGTGTTGGATGCGCTACAAACCGGTGAGCTTTGCGCTTGTAACCGTACAGTTGGCGGCGAAACACTTTAATGGAAACTAGGACAAGGACCTTGGTCAAGACCATCATCTATAGGATTTGGGTCTTATGCTCAACCTATGTGATGTTGTTGGTAACAGGACAAAGTTTAACACAGGCCCTTGTTCCTACAATCATTATAAATTGTGTCTGGATGACATCATACTATTTGTATGATAGACTTTGGGCACGTATTAAATGGGGACGAAAATGAGTTTTATTGAAACAGTAAAAGGCGCATTGCCAGACTACGCAAAAGACACCAAGTTAAATATTGACGCTGTGTTTGTGCGTAGTACATTGGATGCTGATGTTGCTATGGGTTGTGCCGTGGCCGCACTCGCCGCAACTGGCAACGGTAAGGTGTTAAGCATATTGTTAGCAGATGCGCCAGTACACGCAGAGTCAGCAATGACAGCGGCGAGCATTATGGCACAGAACAACGTCTGGTATCCCTACGTTGAGATGGCCGATGATCCTGCTCTAAAAGGCCTGCCAGCACAGTTACGCATGAATGCCATTGCCAGTCACGGTGGAACAACCAAGAGCAACTTTGAGGCATTTAGTTTGGCCGCAAGTATTGTAGGCAAGTGCCACTTCTGTGTTAAGGCACATTACGAAACGCTCAAGCAAGAAGGCTACACTGTAGAACAGCTTCGTGATATTGGCCGCATTGCCAGTGTGATGAATTCGGTGGCAAAAGTGTTAAACAGCTAAACTAGTTGACAAGAGTTAGCGATTACTGTATTATAGCAGTAATCGCTTTTCTTTTGGAGAAATTATGTTAGAGTGTTTGATTGTAGGTGATAGTATAGCAGTGGGCACACACATGTTTGCCAAAGAATGTACTCTTGTAGGCAAGGGAGGAATCAATACTTGGCAGTGGAATCGTGATTATCTAAAAAATGATTTAACCGCCAATACCGTTATTATAAGTTTAGGAAGTAATGATCATAAACATATACATACAGAAGCAGAGTTGTTAAAGATGCGTGACAAAATAAAAGGCAAACGTGTGTTTTGGATTTTGCCAGCTGGCAATCTTAAAGCAAGTCAAGTTAATATAAACTATATTCAACTAACAATAAAAGAAATTGCTAACAAATACGGCGATACTGTGTTGCCAATTACCAAATTGCAACCAGACGGCATACATCCAAGTTGGGCTGGATATAAACAACTAGCAGAACAGATAAAATAAAATCTGTCGAACACAATACAGCTAAGTAAAACACAAGGAATATCATGATTATAGAAATTAAACTAGGGCCAGATTTAACATTGGCATTTGAAGAGCCGGCAAATGATATGGGAATCGGCATTACTGCCAGTATCACTGCCATGCCAGTGCTTGACGATATAGCCAACCAGCTCTATTTCAAAGTAGATACCGGACCAAAACTTCGGTGTCGGACCGGCAACGGCAATTATCCCGAAGACATGCCAAACAGGAACAAAGCTGACAATCACGTCAGTTGGAGACTGGCGCAACACGAAGCTCGTTTATGGCAAATTGGTGGACAACCTTATCTAGGAATTGATCATCCAGACTACCAATATGAAATTGCCTTGACTGCAGAGCAGAGTGAGATATTCAGCAAGAGGTTTCCATAAGGCGTTATTCTTTGCAATAAATTGAATTGTAGGCAGTTGACAACCTCTAAACTAGATGCTATACTAGTCGTATAGTTTAACAAGTTTGGAGGTTTCTTTTGACAATGCATCTAGAAGGTCCGTGGCTTAGTACCACTGGCAAACCCAAAGGCAAGCAAAAGTTTGCATCAGCAGAACACGCAAGAAAGGCCCGTGAATTGAACGAATCGTGGAAAGAACTACAGAAGAAATGGGCTGTAGAGATTGAAGATAAGAAACGAACTCGTGGGCTGGCGGCAGAATCTTTGAGCAAATCATACTCACTGAAGATTCCTGAGGGCCGCAATACCACTGCACATATCAAAAGTGTGGATACCGGCGGCAATGCTGTGTTAAAAGCCAGTCCAATCTACACTGGAACCAAAGTCAAAGGCATTGCGACAATGCACAAGAGCAACGCTGTGCCTGTGTTCAGTGATGAAGAAGCACAAGATATCTCCAAAATGCGTCGATAATCACCAGTTTCTCGGGAGATAACGCAAGTATGAGGTATATATTAAACGTTTCGCAAAGAAACTAAGATAGTTGGTTAGATGAAAATGTCAAAAGCATGGAAGTTTAGCCCGCGGGTCTTGGCCAATGAGAAACCCGTATTTTCGGGATGCCAAGGGTCGCCAAAGGTACTAAGAGTTATGAACTTAGTGGCTAATGGAGACAACTACACGAAAGTAGGGTTCTTTCAGAGCCTCGTGAAGTTAACTCCCTTTATGTAATGTAATCTGAACTTTGGATTACACCAAGTCAAAGGAGGACTTATGGAAAAATTTATTAGATTTACCACCTATGTTATAGGTTTAATTGTAGTATGCCTATTGGTGCAGAATGTAACTTTTGCCAAAATGGAAAAGCTACGTGAGGGTCAGATGTTATCATCGCCCGACATTGTGTCAATTAAAACTAGAGAACGACAACTAGAATGCCTAGCGATGAATATCTATCGCGAAGCAGGACACGAAAACTTTGAAGGCAAAGTAGCAGTGGCACAGGTCACCATGAACAGGGCGTCTCATCCCTCGTTCCCAAAAGATGTCTGTGCAGTTGTTTTTCAAAAGTCAGTAGTGATAGACAGAGTCATTTGCCAATTCTCATGGTATTGTGACACTGCGCACAAAGCTAGACCTATTAACCAATCGGCTTACAACGAAAGTATGGCTGTGGCTAAAAAGGTATTATTGGAAGGTTTCAGACTTGACGTAATGAAAGAAGCATTGTATTATCATGCTAACTATGTCAATCCGCAATGGAATCTAGAAAAAATTGGAACAATCGGCAATCATATCTTTTACAGAGGAAAGAAATAAAATGGTAGACTTCAACAAATTTAATCCGCTGCCTCATTTTGAAAATCTTCAAGAGTTCAAAACCTGGGCTACCGCCAAAGTCAGCCACATTTCGGCAGAGACATTTGGTTGGCTAGCAGTCATTGTACTACACGCTGCCACTGTTCCTAGTCTGTTCGCTGTAATGAGTGGGTTAACTGACAAGATGCCCGCAGTGGATCTTGTGTTGTTATGCTGGGGCGGCCTAACCCTGTTATTTGTCAAAGCCACAGTGCAAAAAGACATGCTCAACGTAGTCACTATTGGATTTGGATTTATTGTCCAAGCAGTAATGATGGCGCTAATCTTCTTCAAATAAATTGGTTAAGCACCCGGTTGACATTGAGCAGCCGTGGTGCTATACTTATTATATCGTTAACACACACAGAAAGGTACACGATGAAAAAGGCAATTCTAGTAGGCTTACTTGCAACAGCTATTACAGGCTGTTCGTCAATGAAAGATATTCCAGAGCGCAAGACATTTGCTCAACCTGGTTGGTATCAAAGTTGCGCACAGGAAGGCGTTAAAGGTTGGTTCTGGTGGAGTGAAGATTATGTCTATGCCTGCGGTGCAGGAGACAGTAATTACGCTCAGGCAGCAGAAGAACAAATGGATGCGATTGCAATGAACAACTTTGCAAAACGTATCAATGGTACAGTTAATAGCGAAACATCTATTGACATTGTCAACGACAAGAAAACAACTCGTACCAAGATTACCTACAAGGTAGAAGACACCGCCATCCGCCGTCATGTGAAAAGTGAACGCGGACACTTTACTATGGCCGGAAAACATTATACTTTTGTTCGTCTTGAGATGAAGAAGGCTACATTCGATCAATTGATCGCTGAAGCTCAGACCAAGCGAGCTCAATAATGAAGGCTCTGGTCATTACAGTAGTTCCTGCACTGGCATTATTGGCGCTAACAGGCTGCGGATCTGCATCAAAAGTTGTTGCTCAGAAACCGCAGTACTGTCATACTAGTCAAACTATTACTACTCATAACAAAGAAACAGTAGATAGCAAGACTGTGTTAGAATGCACAGACGACGATATCAAACGAATTACCACGGCAAGGTTAGGTATGTCAACTAACTGCGGTGAATTTACTTATTGGATGCAGATTGGAGGAAGAGATGTTCAACGCAAAGGCGTCAGTTGTCAAAAAATGGATGGTGGCTGGGAAATTGTTAATACTGGTCGTAACTAGTCCAGCATTGGCTAATGACATCAGTAATCCTAGATTTTTCGAATATCGCTCAGGTTCGTTTATTAATGAAGTTGCGCAAATATCTTTTGGATGGTTCAAAACTTTGGACAATGATCAAAAAGATTCTTACACCCAGGCGCTGTATCATGCCGTGATGTTTGCCGAAAATGGACAGGCTGTTGAATGGTACAAACGTGATGCTAGTGGTGTTGCAGTGCCTGTGATGACATGGCCCACTGGATCGGGATATTGTAGGAGGATGCATGTGCAGGCCATAGCTTATGGTGTGCAGAGAACATTGAGTAGCACAGCCTGTTTCTCAAATGCGAGCAGTAATTGGCGTTGGATAAGGGAATAAATATTACACATGAAAATAAATCTCAGCGATAAAATTATTGCCTGGCTGGCCCTGTTCAGCGGGTTAACCATTTCTGCAGTGGCCATTTGGTACAGCGTAGCGGGTCTCGTTAGCATTTTCGCAGCCGCTGCTATCCCTATTATTGTTATGGGTGTAGTGCTAGAAGTCAGCAAATTAATTGCCACTGTATGGTTAAAAATCAATTGGGATAGAGCCCCTATTTACATTAGAAGTTATCTCATAGTTGCCATTGCCATCCTTATGGTAATTACCTCCATGGGCATCTTTGGTTTTCTATCAAAGGCACACAGTGATCAAACATTAGTGTCCGGAGATGTTCAGAGCAAAATTGCTATCTATGACGAAAAAATAAAAACTGAACGCGAAAACATCGAAGCTGGTCGCAAGGCCCTGAAACAAATGGATGCCACCATTGATGAAACCATTGCTCGCAGTAAAACTGATCAAGGGGCTGTCAATGCCAATACCATGCGTCAACGCCAGGCCAAAGAAAGAGCCCAGATAAATTCTGACATAACTAAATCGCAAAAGGCCATTGCCACTCTTAATGAAGAACGTGCTCCAATTGCGGCCGAAATACGCAAGGTTGAAGCTGAAGTTGGTCCCATCAAATACATAGCTGCCTTTGTGTATGGCAGCAATCCCGATGCCAACCTATTAGAAAAAGCGGTGACTTGGGTAATTATTATCATTGTTTCAGTATTTGATCCTTTGGCAGTGATACTGCTGTTGGCCAGCCAATATAGTTTTCAATGGTTTCGCAGAGCCGAAGAAGACCACAAGGAATCTCTAGAAAATTCCATACCAACAGATAACAAAGATGGTCCTCCAACCAATGAAGAAATTACTCCAAGATCAGAACCTTTTATACCACCAGCCACAAATTTATGGCCGTTTCCCGCAGCCGCATATATACAAACAACACACACAGCACCTGTCGTAGATTCTTTCACAACACAGCCGACCGCACTAGGAGGTGATATAACGGCGTCTGAGGAACTGCATGAAGAGGATGACGACTACGACGAAAATGACACAGTTGAGATTAGAGAAGCCAAGCGAAATTGGAAACACGATCATCCGGACGATTCTTTGAAAAGACACAGACGTCTTTTAGAAAATGGTTTGATTGATCGTCTTCCTTGGGAAGAGTACCTAAAAGCTGCCCCCGACTTTACAGACAATGAAGCCGCAGAAGAAGCAGCGAAATGGGCTCTAGAACAAGTTGAAGAAACTAAAAAAAAAGATAACAGCATGGATGGAACGGGAACAGGGTCAACAGATTCGCAAGATTCAGGAAAGCTAGTGGGCTATATTCAAAATGCCGAGCAGAATGAATCTACGATCTGGCAAAAGGTCAAACAAGTCAAAGGACAAGGATGACAGCCAAGGTAGTTGTAGTCACTGCTCCTGACGATGTATTGATTGATGGTTTTAGATTGTTGTTGGTAGATCTCAATGCTGAACAGACCAAAATCATTTCAGATAGTTTGTTGAATCTAAAATCACAGCATGATATCATTACCTATCTTTGGTCATCTGATCACGACACGGATTGGCTGCTGGACAAAAAATCCAAGAGCGATCTCATCATATTCAACGCAGATAGCGCAAACAGTCTTGTTATAGGATACATCTGCGCTCAAAAAAATTCACACTACTTTGGCAACCTAAGAAATTTATCACGTGCTAATGCAAAGGCTATATATGCTAGTGAGGATTGTGAATCTTTACTTAACCTAACCATAAACAATTATGAATAAATCAAGAGTTACTCTAGGGAGAACCGTAGTTCTCAAAGAAGGCGAAAATATCAATCAGGCTCTCCGCCGATTCAAAAAGAAAGTCGAAGAAAGTGGTATTCTCGATGAACTGAGACAAAAAGAGTTTTACGAAAAACCCACAACCATGCGCAAACGCCTCAAAGGTGCAGCAGTGGCTAGATGGCGCAAGAAACTGCGTGAAAACGAATTACCTAAAAAAATGTTTTAATCTATTGACATTCTGTCAGAAAGGTAGTATAATAACTGTATGAACACAGATATTATGATCGACTTGGAGACGCTAGACGTTCTCCCCACAGCAACAATCTTAACCATTGGTGCAGTTAAATTTGATCCATTTGGTGATGATGTAAACGAAAAAAAATGTGAGAAATTTTATGTCCGTGTTGATGTTGATAGTTGTGATCGGATTGGTGCTACGGTTTCGCAGGCTACCTTAGATTGGTGGGCTTCACAATCACAGGAAGCTCAGAACGAAGCATTTGATCCTGCAAACAGAGTCTCTATTGAAGAAGCAATGACACAACTGTACAAGTTTTGTTGGGGCGGCAAAAGAGTATGGAGTCACGGTGCTGGCTTTGATGTTACTATTCTAGAATGGTATTTTCGTAAGATCGGCAAAGCTATTCCTTGGAGCTTCTGGGAAGTTCGCGACACTCGCACAATTTTCGATGTAGGTATCAATCCCAACCGTCCTCCAGTGCTAAAACATCATGCTCTCGAAGATGCGTGGAATCAAGCAGTAGGTGTGCAAAATGTCTACAAAGCTCTGCGGACCAGTACAATGAGCGACGGTAACTATATCGCACCATTTGCAAATCAAAGGTAATATATGGACAGTCAAACCAAAGAAGTAATGGACATTCTCCAAGAAGAATGTGCTGAAGTAATTCAAGCGGTAAGTAAAATCAGCCGCTTCGGACTAGACAATTTTAAACCAGGAAAACCTAAAACCAATAGGCAACATCTGGAAGAAGAGCTAGGCGATATGATAACCATGATTGATATCTTGCACAACATGGATATTGTAAGCTGGACAAATATCGACCGTGCAGCTGAAGCTAAACGTGAAAAACTAAAAAAATGGTCAAATATTCAGAATTTAGAGAATATTTGATATAAATAAAATCGTAAGCTGCACCAAAGCGGGCGGTTTATAGAGCATAGTGCTCACAATCTAGATCTTACTTTAAAAGGAGATAATTATGTCTAAGATCATCGGTATCGATTTAGGTACCACAAACTCATGTGTAGCTGTTATTGAAAACGGCATCCCCAAAGTAATTGAAAATGCAGAAGGTGCTAGAACAACACCTTCAATCGTTGCCTACGGCAAAGATGAAATTCTCGTAGGTGCTTCAGCAAAACGTCAATCAGTTACTAACCCCAAAAATACAATCTATGCTTCAAAGCGTTTGATTGGACGCAAGTTTAAAGAGGAAGCTGTTCAAAAGGACATCAACCTTATGCCCTACGAAATCATGGAAGCCAAGAATGGCGATGCATGGGTTCGTGCTAATGGTCAAGAGTTGGCGCCTCCACAAATCTCAGCAGAAGTTTTGCGTAAGATGAAAAAGACAGCGGAGGATTATCTAGGTCATGAAGTTACTCAAGCAGTTATCACAGTTCCTGCGTACTTTAACGACAGCCAAAGACAAGCTACTAAAGACGCTGGACAAATCGCAGGCCTGGAGGTACTCCGTATTATTAACGAGCCTACTGCGGCAGCTCTTGCTTATGGCGTTGATAAAGCTGATAAAAGAGATAGGAAAATTGCTGTTTACGATCTTGGTGGCGGTACATTCGATGTTTCGATCATCGAAATAGCCAACGTAGATGGAGACAAGCAGATCGAAGTATTGAGCACAAACGGCGATACATTCCTTGGCGGTGAAGACTTTGACCAACGTATTATGGATTACTTGGTTGAAGAATTCCGCAAGGATCAAGGTGTTGATCTAACCAAAGATGTACTTGCTCTACAGCGTTTAAAAGAATCTGCTGAGAAGGCAAAAATTGAATTGTCTAGCTCTGCAAGCACAAGTGTTAATTTGCCATACATCACAGCAGACGCAAGTGGCCCTAAGCACATGAATATCACTATTAGCCGTAGCAAGTTAGAACAGCTTGTTGACGAGTTAATCACTCGCTCAATTGAGCCATGTAAAGTTGCCATGAAAGATGCAGGTGTCACAGCCGCTGACATCGATGAAGTTATTCTTGTTGGTGGTATGACACGTATGCCAAAGGTACAAGAAGCCGTTGAAAAATTATTTGGCAAGGCACCACGTAAGGATGTTAATCCAGACGAAGCTGTTGCCGCAGGTGCCGCAGTACAAGGTGCTGTTCTCGGTGGCGATCGTACTGATGTGTTGTTGCTAGATGTGACTCCACTGAGTTTGGGTATTGAAACAATGGGCGGTGTGTTTGCAAAGGTTATTCAAAAGAACACAACCATTCCGACTAAGGGACAGCAGACATTCTCAACAGCAGAAGACAATCAACCTGCGGTGACTATCAAGGTATTCCAAGGTGAGCGTGATCTAGTACAATACAACAAATTGCTAGGTGAATTCAATCTTGAAGGTATTCAACCGCAACGTCGTGGACAGCCGCAAATCGAAGTTACATTTGATATTGATGCTAACGGTATCATGAATATCTCGGCCAAGGACAAGAGCACAGGCAAAGAAAACAAGATCACTATTAAATCAGATAGCGGTCTAAGCAAAGAAGAAATTGAACGCATGGTACGTGAAGCTGAAGAAAATGCAGAGAGTGATCAAAAAGCTCGAACATTAATTGATGCTCGCAACCAAGCTGAAGCAACTGTACATGAAGTTAAAAAAGATCTTGAAGAATTTAAAGATGAATTAACTGATACAGAAAAGACAGAAATCGAGACAGCAGTTAAATCAGTCGAAGACGCTATGAAAGAAGATGACGCTGATAAAATTAAAGCTGAACTCGAAAAAGTTTTTCCGGCAATGAAAACATTGTTGGAGAAAAAGCAGGCCAAGGAACAGGCAGCTCAGGCGCCTCAACCAGAAGCCAAAGCAGATGACAATGTGGTAGACGCTACGTTTACAGAAACTAAGTCTAGCTAATTGTCTTGGGGGCACCTTCGGGGTCCCCATTGTTCTTACTTTATAAGGAGACTATTATGAACAATAACGCATTACAAAGAATTGAAGCTATTAATAGAGCACTGATTGGTTTTGACACCATGTTCGACCAAATGGAACGTAGATTTTCCAACAGTGTGTCCAACAACTATCCTCCGCACAATATACTCAAGACTGGTGAGAATCAGTATGAGATTCAAATTGCTGTGACAGGATTTGAAAAATCGGAAATTTCCGTAACTGTAGAAGCTAATGTGCTTACAGTAAAAGGCGAAGGAGCAGAATCTGTTCGCCATGAGAATCCGGAAATTGTTTACTTGCATCGTGGTCTAGCCACCCGCGACTTTGTTCGTGAGTTTCCACTTGCTGAACACATGGAAGTTGCAGGTGCAGAAATCCGCAATGGCATGCTGATTGTGAAATTGATCCGCAATATTCCCGAGTCTGAAAAGCCACGTGTGATTGACATTGTGGAAGTTAAATAATCAATCAATGGGGGAGAAATCCCCCAGTTGGAGAAATAAAAATGACCACTGAAATTCAAATAGAAGAAAAAATTATAACAAGTTTACAGCCACCTAAAATGTGGAAAGTAATCGTGCTCAACGATGAAAAGACTCCTATGGAGTTTGTGATAGAATTGTTAACTGACATATTTAAACACAGTGTAAGTGCAGCCAAAGATATCACTCTGGAAATACATAATTCTGGCAGTGCTGTGGCAGGAGTCTACACTCATGAGATTGCCGAGACCAAAGGCATAGAATCAACTCAACTGGCTCGAAGTAATGGGTTTCCATTGCGCATCACACTAGAACAAGAAGAATGACCTTTGACGATGTGCGATTAATCAAACATCAATTTACAGGGGCACGTAGATTCGGTTATTGGGTTCATTTTAGAGATCAGCGTCCCAGTTCTCAAGCCAGTGGCAAGTCCGGCAAACTAAGTATAATACGATTTGTAGAATCAGCTTTTGGTCCATTGGGAACACGTTGGCAGTATCAAAGATTCAATGTCAACGATTATATTCTCAAGCTCAACAGTGAACAGGATCTTGTGATGCTGATACTACGTTTCAGATAATTACGGAGTCATAATGAGCCTAAGAGAATTAACCAAAGACAATCACACCAATGCAGAAAGACAGGAGTTTGTAAAAATACTGTTTTCAGGAACCATAGATCCCAAACTGTACGCTACATATCTCTACAATCAATTTCCTATGTATGAGCTGTTAGAAGTATGTGCCATGCCGCATGGACTGCTGTCTGACATGCCAGGAATCTTACGGGCCAAGGCCATTAGAGCTGACTTTGAGGAATTATGGGGATCAGACGAAGAAGATAGACCCAAAATGTGTGCAGTGGTAAAAGAGTATATGGATCATATTATGAAAATTAAAGATGATCCTAAATTGCTAATGGCACACCTTTATGTACGACACATGGGCGATCTAGCTGGCGGACAAATGATTGCCAAAAAGGTGCCCGGGGCTGGCAAGTACTATCAATTTGAAGATGCCGATAGTCTAAAAGCAGCAGTTCGTTTAAAAATCGACGACAGCATGGCCGACGAAGCAAAAGTCTGTTTTGATTTTGCTACACAATTTTTTAAAGAGATGATGGAAATTGCAAACATCAACAAGTAAAGTCTGGCAAACACTCATTGAAGTGCAAGAGCTGTTTATTGAACAGTTCAACAAAACCGGAAAGGAAGTATATGAAACGGGTATGGATCGCTTCAACAGCCCTGGTTGGGTTAATCGTGTTTGGACCAGTAGCAGTTATCGTAGGGCTCACGTTGATGTTGTGGATGCTAGAGAAACCAAAGGACTCTGGATGATGCACTGTTGCATCTTCCCGCATACACATAATCCTGCACCGATCTTTGGATTCGATGTAATTGCAGGCAAGAACAAGATCACCGGGTGTTTCTATGATTACTCAGCTGCCGGCGATAAAGAACATGCTATGATGGATTGGTTTGCAGAAGAAGCACAAAAGCTAGAGTGGAATAAAACTCGCAAACTGCCAGATTGGGCAGAACGTATCTTTAGCCCTAGTATGGTAGCTGCTGGGAACGTTAGCGATGAAGAAGAACTAGCACAGATTATTGCCATGGCAAAAGAGGGCATACAGCACTATTTGAGCACGGTAGCAGAAACCAATAATACAGCTAACGATACTACAGAGGCACAGAACTACTACTGCGAAAATCAAAAGCAGAACCCGCATACACCACGTGTAATGGTTAGTTTAGGGCTTTCAGAAGAGGACGTTAAACATTTTATTCAAGAATGCCTGTTCCCTGAAATCAGCTAAATATTAGCTATGAGAGCATTTGAAATAATTACAGAATCAGAAGGCGGGATTATCCGTCGTGCCCAAGAGGTTAGTCAGGGCAAAACTATCACGTTTGCTAAAGATGGTAAAAAAATTAACCTAGTTAGCACAACAGTTATTCCTGAAACTGAATTGAGATATGAAGTTCAAACTGATCTCGAACAAGGTTTAAAAGATGCTCTTGCAGCACTGGGCAATCCCACAGTATATTATTACAGTAAAGTGCAGGGAAAATCCGGAGCAGCATTAATTACCCTATGGGAAGACGAAAACAAGAAATCAATTGCGTTCGTTAAATTTACTAATACAAAAAAAGCCGGAGCATTTCCAATTGCATGGACAAATGCAGATTTTGGAAGAGATACTGGCTACACACAAACTGATAATAAAATTGCAGAACGTGCGCAGTTTGATATTAAACCCAACAAGTTGTTTGCTACAGACATTGATATTCCTGTTGCAACACTGCCTAAGCAGATTAAACAAAAAGAAGATCTATCTCCAGAGATTAATCAACAGATTAGTCAACTGTTGACAAATGTACTAACCAACTCAACAACTCCAGTTCCGGGTGCTGATCAATATATGACAACCTATGAAGTTGATCTTGGTGAAAGTGCAGCACCAATTGCACTAGTCACCGGTAATTTTGTCACCGGTAGTTATAGAGAAGCTGAAGCAGCATTATTAACTCCTATTGGGCTAACTTGGAACGGTATTAAATCTGTACTGTTTCCAGGCGGTGGATCAAATTTATTATACGACAGTTATCTAAGACTGAACAAAACTACTTCTTTAAAAGTAAGTAGCAAAGATAAAAAAGGTGGTGCTGCTGCCGCAGTCACAGGGCTATTAAAAGATATTCAAGAAAATCCAGAACGTTTTTCAGAAGTCACAGACAAGCCCAACTATCAAGAGATTTTAAAAATTATTAACGTAATTGCATCTAACTCTGCAATTACAGGTCCATTAGAATTAGCAGTAAAATTTGGCTTTATTGACAGTACTGATGCGGCCAATGTCCAACAGAATTTAGGCCAGGCAATTAAATATAATCCGCAACTACCGTGGGCAACTACTCCCGGAGTACAGTCGGCATTTAAAAGAAAAGGTGCAAAGTTTGAAGACCCTGCATATGATATGGGATATCACGCATTGGCAGGTATCGCTGAACTAGTAGCAGATCATTTGAACAAGATGCCAGGTATGAGCGATTTCTTTAAAGCCGTACTTGAGAGATCAACAATGATCCAGGTAAAATCTAGAATTGCCAAAGGTAGTGGTGGCGCATTCTTTAACTCTTTCCAGGTCATTTATCCGCCAGTGTTCGACGGCATTATCAAAGTGGTCGCTGGCAACAACTACATGTCTACTCGTAGACCAGTTGGCAAAATTAGTTTTAAAATCCCCTAAGTAAACTAGTATTTTAATATAATCGGTTTTTGCTCTAAATATACATAACAAGTATAACCGGGAGCGAATCGATGGTTAAGTTTATAATAGCCACCATATTAATGGCTACAGCATCAGTAGTCAATGGTGCAGAATTACAACACAATTTTAATAGTCCATCCTTTTCAGGGATTGGATATAGTTCTCACGTTCTAACACTCTATCAATTAGAGACACAGGCCAGAGACAAAAATAAAGCAGCAGCTGATGCTCTTAAAGCAAAGGCAGAGAGTGATGCATTAAACACTCCGCAGGCTAAGTTTCAAGCAAACTTAGAAAGTCGTATCTATTCACAGTTGGCCAAGCAGATTACAGATAGTTTGTTTGGTGTTAACGGTGTTCCAGTGTGTACTGCTAACAGTGCAGGTAATTGCGGACAAATGGAAGTTGCCGGTAATAACATCACCTGGAAAGTAGAAGGTACATTTATTATTGTTAGAATTGAAAATGTATTAGATCCAAGACAATTTACAGAAATGAAGGTGCCAAGTGGCACATTTGGATTTGGAGGATAATACATGAAACAAACACTATTATCCCTGGCCGTTGTAGCAGTATTGAGTGGGTGCGCATCAAGTTCGGCTATCAAAGAAAAAATAACTGGAAACCAGTTTGACGAACCGAAAGTCGAGTCTAGTAAATTTCTAAAGAAAGACTCTAATAAATTACAACCACCAGAAGGCGGACCGTTAACAGTGGCAGTGTATGGATTTAGAGATCTAACAGGGCAACGTAAAAGCCAGCCACTGATTGCGTCATTAAGTTCAGCTGTTACACAAGGTGCTGAAAACTATCTAATCAAGGCCCTACAGGATGTAGGTGATCAACGCTGGTTCACAGTACTAGAACGTGTTGGCCTAGAGAACTTGATCAAAGAACGTCAAATGATTCGTCAAATGCGTGAGCAATACCAAGGCCGTGATGCCAAGATGTTGCCCCCAATGATGTTTGCCGGGATCATCATGGAAGGTGGCATTGTTGGCTACGATAGCAATACACTAACAGGCGGTAGTGGAGTAAGACTGTTTGGTATTGGGGCAAGCACACAATACCAATCAGACACTGTGACAGTTACCTTAAGAACAGTGAGCGTGTCTACAGGCGAAATTTTAACAACTGTGACAGTAACTAAAACAGTGTTAAGTTATATGGACAAAGTGACATTATTGCGATTTGTTGGAGATGGCACAACTTTAGGTGCAAATGCAAATGCATTAGAGGGTGAGATCGGCGGCAGCATAAATGAAAGTATCAACAAGGCAATCGACGTAGCTGTACAGGCAGCAGTGATTCAAACTATTAATGAAGGTGCTCGTAAAGGACACTGGGCATTTAAAAGCAATAAAGTAAGTTCTCCGGTTGCCGTTATTCCGGCGATACCTGCACCAGTAGTAATACCTGCACCAGTAGTAATACCTGCACCAGTAGTAATATCAGTACCAGTAGTAGAGGAGAAGAAAGATGTCGTGGTTCAATCACAAGCCAAACCCGAAACCAAAACCGAAGCCGTATCCAGTGCCCCCGCAGAAATAAAGAAAGAAGTTGTACCGGTTGAAAAACTTTCAGGTGAGATGATTTTAAAGGAAGCTTCTTACATTTATAAAGAGCCCGACCTAACAAGTCAAAAAACTTGGCAGTTTAAGAAAGGTGCTTTAGTTACAATTATAGGACAAGAGGGTGATTGGGTAGCAGTCAGTGACTCACAAAAACGAAAAGGATTTGTTAATAAGGATGTACTGGTTAACAAACCTTAATGGTGTTGGAATTTTAACATGTTGAAATTTTAACATGTTGAAATTTTAACAGCGGCATTTAATTTCTAGAGTACAGAGATTAAATAAAATTACAAGAAGTAAGTCTACGGAGAGGAGTAGATTAGAGAAGTGGTATAATTATAGGTCAATGACCAGGAACTTGTCAGCAAACAATAAACTGACATTTTAAAAAAATGAAACAAACAATGACAGGCGGTTGTGGGTTGTCGAGAAAATTACTCACAGTGATGCTGATGAGCTTTGCCACCATAAGTGGTGCTCAGACAGCAACAGGTCCTAACAAGGTTTATATCGAACAAGTGGGTAGTAGCAATACTATCACAATTGAACAAGTTGGCGGGACTAACAATGTTGGCGGCGTTACTACAACTGTAGCAACGACAGTAGCAGGAACAGGTATTACTACACTGACTCCAGACGCACCGAGTGCTACTAACTATGGAACTATTACCGGAAGCACAAACATAGTTGACATTACACAAACAGGAAATGCTAACAGTAGCCAATACAATATTCGTGGAAGTAATAACAGCTACACTACTAATATGTTAGGCAATGGTAATCAAACTAGATTAACTATTGGCAATACCAACAACGCTACAAACAGCCAAAACGTTATTACAGAACAAATTATCGGTAATAACAATATGATTCTACAAGATCTAGTTGGTAGCAATATTACTACTAACACAGTTTTGGATGGAGATAATAACCAAGTTACTAGTAGTTTGTTAAGCAGCAGAGGTAGTGTATCAAATGTAGCTAATGGAAACGCTAACGTGTTCAACATCCAGCAATTAGATGCAGCGGGTGCTAACGGACATGTTCTTGCTATGATGACCACAGGCGACTACAACAGCATCACCACACAGCAACAAGGCACCAACGATACCACAGTTAATATACAAACACAGGGTAGCAACAACACTATCACAGTTCGTACAAGTAGTTCAGCTATTGTATCTCCAGCCACAGCGATTGCGAGATAATTATGCGTGTCTTGTTGTTAGCCCTACTGCTAACAGTGGCCAGCCCTTCTTGGGCTGGCATTGGCACGGTTTCAGAAAACAAAGGCACAGCCTGTGAAGTTGAACGCAATAAGAAAAAGATGTCAGGAGTTAAGGGTGCTGAAATTGAAAGCATGGACACTTATACAACCGGTGCTTGTGTAAGTAATATAACATTCAAAGATGATACCAAAGTCAAAGTTACAGAAAACAGCAGATTGCTTATCGACGATTTTGTTTTCGATCCTAAGAAATCAGATGCAGGCAAGCTCGCGCTCAAAGTTGGTATGGGCACTGTCCGATACGCTAGCGGACAAATTGCTAAAAATAATCCGCAACAGGTAAACATCAAAACTCCAACAGCTACAGTAGCAGTGCGTGGCACTGATTTCACTATGACTGTGGATGAAACTGGGCAAAGTCTTATCATGCTGGTTCCTAGTTGTAAAGACGAAAAAGACGTTAAACAATTTGAACTAGATGAACAACGATGTAAGGTTGGCAGTATCACAGTGACTACAGGCATTGGATCAGTGACCTTAGACAAGGCATTCGAAGCTACCTATGTCACCAGTGCTTCAATGATGCCAACTTCCCCAGTTATTGTCAATACCGTTGAAGGCAAGATAGGTAATAACTTAATCATTGTTAAGCCTCAAGAAGTCTTGCAGGCAATTAAAGATGCCGGCAGATCAAAACGTGATACTGAATTAGAAGAACTCGAGGCAGACGCCCAACGACAAATAGCTATGCGTGTTGAAAAAGCCAACGAAAAAAGCGACCCTGTACTATTGCCAGATACATTTTCTGATGGTAAGAAAGGATGTAATCCAAGTACTACTGTTTGCGTGGCATGGGAAAAGAACGACTCTCCTGATATACAAAGTAAAGGCAAAGGTACAGCCTATAGAAGTAATACAGATCATTATGCTGAAGTTAAAACCACAGGCTATGATTCAAACACATTTGTGTCTATAAGCCACAATGATCAATATGCGTTTACGTTTGTTGGTAGCGGAGATCCAGGCGGTAATGTAGTAAACATTGTACAAAAGACTGGAGTGTTAAGACGTCCATGAAACGAATAATTTTTTTATTGTTATTATTCTGCTCTAACGCATTTGGCGCCCTAACAGATATAAAGTTTGGACGATACCAAATTGCAGACAGCCAATGGAATGTCAGTGCCTGTTTGAATACAACAACCTGCCAAATTTACAGTAAGCAACCTGGTACTATGTACAAAATACCATGGTTCAATGGAACTTGGAGTTGGCAGTCAGGACAGTATGTACAATTTGGGTTGACAGGGAATGCCAGCTATCCCTACGAAGGCAAAGTTTACAACAGCAACGGCACACTAGCTGGTACTATAGGCACAGGTAAAATTGTCAACATGGGTCCAGATTATTTCTTCTTTGTAGGCAATGACAACAATACAGGACAGCTATTCAGTGGCAGCTCGGGTATGTCAACTACCAGCGGAGTATCGTGGACTGGCGCACTTAATCCGACTATACAACAGGCCGATACATACGCTAACGCCACGTATTCTACAGTACCGTTAAGTTCAGGGCAGACTGCTACATCTACTCCTAGTAATGCGGCGCCGCCGCCACCTGCGCCTACCGCAATTTACAATAACAGTTCTGGTGTGTATGTTACCAGAGCAATACCAACTAGCAATAATAGTCCAAGCAATGAAGGTCCTACTAATGCGTTTGATAACAATCCCTATACCAAGTACTTAAACTTCGATAAACAAAATGCTGGAGTTACTATCCAATTAAATGCTGGGCGAGTTGTTACTAGTTTTAAATTAACTACAGCTAATGATGCTGTAGAGCGAGATCCAACAAGTTATAAACTCTACGGATCAAATGACGGATCAACATGGACATTAATTCAACAAGGCGCACTATCTTTGTCCGATAATAGATTTAGTGTTAGTAGCGATATCGCAGTAACTAACTCTACGGCCTATGTTTATTATTTTATGATATTCCCTTCTATTAAAAACAATGCTGGTAATAGCGTACAAATTGCAGAGATTACCTATTTCTATGATGCTAATAGTACAACCACAAGTACAGCAACTAGCAATACTATTGTTGATCCAACAACCGCCGCCGCAAATACGTTATGTTGCGGTGGATCAGCAGCCGCATTTAATGCTAACACAACAAACACGGCTAAAGTTTTAACATTCGTTAATAGAACAACTGCCGATAGCCAAGTACACATAGAACAGATCGGCACACAAAACGTAGTTGAAGTAAATCAAAGCGGGACTAAAAATAATTATGTCGAATATTACGGCAATGGTCTAAGCAATGATATTAATATCGCACAAACAGGAAATGCTACAACACAGGCAAATTATGTTGACTTGAGAGTTGTGGGTAATTTTAACTTAGTAGATCTACAACAGACCAGTACTGGTGGTACTAAAGGAATATTTGCTGATGTCAGCGGCAATAACAATAGTTTGCTGGTACAACAAAAAGACGGCGGCAGTCACTATGCTGAAATCACACTAAGTGGCGGTAATAAGAATGTCGACGTACTGCAACAAGGCAGCGCCAGTCATATGGCCAAAGTTAATCTAAGCGGTACACCTACTGATCTAAGTCTAACACAAAGTGGCAGTACTCAAAACTACTATTCAATCACTCACAACTGCACCACTGTAGGCGGTTGTGCTAAAATTACTGTGACACAGGGACAATAAAACAGCATAAATATTTCATGCTGAAAAAAATCCTAACTAGTCCTTGGACTGCCCTATTAACATTGGCACTTATTGTAAGTATAAGAATCGCCGATCCTGTCTTTGTAGAAAGTGTAAGACTACGCTACTTTGACACACTGATTACTAATAAAACTCCAACTGCCAATAACATCTATACGGTAAACATAGATGAAGCAGCATTGGACAAATATGGCCAGTGGCCTTTACCAAGGGCAGAGTATGCAAAAATTATTAAAGATCTTTATGATCGTGGTGCTGGCCTTGTTGTGCTCAATGTTATCATGGCTGAGCCTGATCGCACTGGTGGCGATGCTGTTCTCGCAACGGCCCTAAAACAATATCCAGTTGTAATGGGCAGCGTACCATCACAAAAAACTAAGAACTCTCCTCGCAATCCAGGTAGTGCTGTACTAGGTCCAGAGTGGCAGGATCAAATTGTACAATACCCGGGACTTATTGCCAATGTACCTCAGTTAGAAAATGCAGCAGCAGGCATTGGTATCGTTAGTACACTGCCAGAAGTAGACGGTGTTAATCGACGACTGCCCCTAGTTGTATCCGTTGATGGTAAATTATATCCCAGTATGTCTATGGAAGCACTTAGAGTCGCAGCTGGTGATTCAACCTTCCAAGTCAAGCTCAATGAAAATGGTGTTGAGAAAATGCGCATACCCAAGTTTGGTCCTATTACAACAGATGCGTTAGGTCGTGTATGGATCGATTGGAGTCAAGAAAACCAACAGGCGAGTCTTTTGGACTTGCCCAAAAACTTTAATGGTGCTATAGTTATAGTAGGTCCAACAGCCGCAGGCATTGCTAATCCTTTGCCTACAGCTAAAGGTGCAGTGTGGCCGCAGGATGTACAAGCGGCAGCAATGGCAACTATGATCAACGGAGTGGTAATTCAACGTCCCGACTATGCCGACGGAGTTGAAATCCTAGCATTACTAGTATTCGGCATATTGTTAATTTTCTTATCGAGGTGGACTTATGTTGGAATTGGTTCTGCTGTGGTTATTGTTGGTGCCGTCGTTCCTGGTACTATGTACGCTTTCAGTAATTGGCTCATCCTATCAGATGCGACTGCAATCACGTTTGGGCTTGTTATCGTTGCTCTTCATACTTATGGCGTTAAATTTGTAAGCGAGTTCTTACAGAAGCAGGCCATAAAGAAACAGTTTGCGGGTTATTGCTCTAAAGAAGTTGTAGAGCTACTACAAAAAGATCCAGACTTAATCAAGCGTGGTGTACGCAAAGATGTATCAGTTATGTTCAGTGACCTGCGTGGCTTTACTCCTATTGGTGAACACTATGGTGATGATGTAGGCGGACTAGGCAAGTATATGAACGGCTACATGGATGCTATCAGTCGTCCTATCATGAACAACAACGGCATGATATTAAAGTATGTAGGTGATGCGAGTATGCACATACATGGTGCTCCTATCGAAGACACCAATCATGCTAGAACTATTGTTGCTGTTGGCCTAGAGATGCTGGATGCTGTTGACGAATACACAAAACTGATGGAAGCACAAGGATTACCACCTGCCGCAATGGGTTGGGGTTGCAATACTGGTATTGGCTTTATTGGCGAGATGGGATCAACTGACAGACACGGTTATGACATCTTAGGTGATATGGTGTCAACCGCGGCACGACTAGAAGCACGTTGTAAGGCCTATGGTGTACTATGTATTATTGGTGCTGAAACATACAATCGTACCAAAGACGACTTCTTTTATCTAATGATAGATAACTTACAGCCTAAAGGAAAAACTGTGGCAGACTTGATCTATACAGTATTACGTACTAAGGGTGCAGACTACACTAGAGATAAGATAGCACACGAAGTGATGCATGACTTGTACCGACAGAAAAAGTTTGACGAAGCTGCCGCTATGTGTGCAAAGCTAAAGGGCAACTTTGGTGGACAAATGGACAAGTACTACAAAATCTGGATCGAGCGTTGCGACTTTATGAAACTGCAAGATCTAGGCGACAACTGGAACGGCGAGTTTGTTGCTCACGAGAAGTAATCTTATCTAACTATCATAGCAAAAGTAAACATCACCGTAGGGACCGCTATTGCCATAAAACTTGTACCTATAAGTACTCTGTCTATCATGTCAGACTGTGCTTGTATTTTGGCATTTTTTATGTCTGCTTCTAGTTTAGCACGTTCTTTATACATACGCACACGCTCGGCCATCATCTCGTCCCAAACATCTTTGTTACCTGACCATATCAACATTTCTTTCAATTCTTTTTCAGTGTCACGCAAGGCCTTGCTCTGCATGGCAATCTGAACTGACATGGCTCTAATCTGACCGTCTGTGAGAATCTTTTTGCTAGTTTGTGCCTCTACATTAGCACTGTGAATCTTATCGCTGTTTTCAAAGAACTTGGCAAACTGTCCATAGAGACTGTTGACATCTTTGCCCAGAGCAATGGCCTTTTTAATATAGCTCACTGACTGTTGTGCGGCCGTGAAGGCAATACCAAGTGTGATAGGATCAATCATGTTTTCTTGGGTGCCTTATCTTTAGGTGGAGGTTTAGACCATTCCAGGCATACCACTTTGCGATTGTATACATCGCCAGTCCATGTCCATTTGACACACCGAGGCTCGTTTGATAACATGCCTGCTAGTAATAGCGAGGCAATTGCATTTACCATAATCGCTCCTCCTACAAATTAACTTTCGCCTGCTGCGGCTGACTTATCGTCCTCAGATTTCTTTTTAGATTGTGTAATCTTGTTAATTTCTGTTTCTGCTTCTACACGTTCAAACTCAATTGTCTTGCCTCGTAGGTGTAATACTGTATTGACCTTTTGATTTAGTCGAATCAAATCGTTGTCCAACATACGTATACGATCGATTAGGGCGATAAGAACGGTGTTAGCTTCGCTGATAACGGGCTTGACTTCTTTCGTGGCCCATTCCCAAACATACTTGATGATAAAGCCCATTCCCACTGCCATGACAATTGGAAAACCATATTTGTTTACAAGTTCAACTATATCCATTTATTTTACCTCCTTCCAGATTCCCCAAGGGTCCCAGATTTTCTTTTCTTTTTCTGCGGGCTCGTAATAATACCAAACTGCTACTGATGCTAGAACTAAAACCTCTAGCATCCAAAACACTAGAAATGCTTCAAACAACATAGTTCGCTCCTATTTGTTGATTAAACTGTTAACCCAAATATCAATCCTATTACGAATCCTACTAGTCCTGCCTTAACAAGATCAATATCATGCCACAACGGTTGATTTTTTAAATATTCTCTAGTATGTTCAGGCAAACTGTCATACCAGTTAGTCCACTTGTCCATTTTCACCGTCCTTTAAAAATTTTACCAACGGGTCTACTTTTTTAAGATAGCATCTTCCGTCAATGTTAACTAGCTGGAAATAGTCTCCGCCTTTCCATCCTAGCTTATCTACGTTAAGTTCGTTATCCAATATTATTCCATTTGGACTTAGATCCCACGAATAGTCAAAATGCAACATCAATCTCTCCTCGCCCACTCTGCTGGCCATTTTGGGTTTGTAGCCTTTTGCTCGCGCACCATTCGAAACCATTCTTTCCTTACTGCTAGATCATGTTTCATACGATCTAATTTAGAGTCTGAATTATCGCTATAAAATATATAATAGAATGCTATGCCAAATCCAAAACTTAATAAAAAATATGCGATCAGTTTTAGATCTAGAACGAAATTAATCTCTACGAGCATCATTCTTTCCATCGGCTCGGGCAATACGATCTGCATCAGGCCGTAGACCTAGTGCATTGGATACAATAGTATCAATACGTATTACATCGTGATTCATGGTTTTGACACGATTGTCTAGAGCAATAATAATGCCCTTCATGCCGTTGATAGAGCCAAGTACGCCCTGTAGCAATAGCTTAATGGTTAAGTATACAAAATACCCACCTGCTAGTGCAGCGGCTACTGGCATGCCCAGATCGCCTATAATCTTGAAAATGTCGCCCATCGGTTCGCTCCCGGTTATATGAGTATTTAACCGATTGACAGGGTTTTAAACTGATGCTATAATATATGTACATTATCGGAAAATACCATGAAAATTAAATTGGTTTCAGACCTGCACTTAGAGTTCTCGGACATTATGATCCCTAACGATGCTGATTACGATCTACTAATTTTGAGCGGCGATATTATGGTTGCCCAAGATCTCCACGACCATCAGGACGAAAATGTTAGAACTGCGGCCATGCTTGAAATGTTAGGCAGCAGACAGCTTAAGGCTCAGCGATTCCGTGATTTCTTAAAGCGTTGTAGTTTTCAATTTCCGCATGTGATTTATGTTGCAGGTAATCACGAGTTCTACCACGGTAAATTCTTTGCCAGCATTGATCATCTGCGTGAAGAATGTGCCAAGTATCCCAATATCTATTTCTTGGAAAATGACACCAAGGTAATCAACGACATTGTGTTTATGGGTGCAACACTTTGGACTGACTGCAACAAGCATGACCCATTTACACTTCATGCGCTTGCGGACATGATGAACGATTTTAGAATTATTCGACATGATCAATCCGGCTACCGAGCTCTCAAGCCTGCTGACATTGCAGATCGTCATCGCAAAACACTGCAATATTTTAAGACTGTAATGGACGGCTATCCTCAAGAGCAAAAGTTTGTTGTGGTAGGACATCACACTCCTAGCCATATGAGTTGTCATCCGCAGTATGCACATGACTACATCATGAACGGTGGCTATCACAGCGACCTAAGTGATTTTATTCTTGATCATCCACAGATTAAACTTTGGACTCACGGACATACTCATCATCCGTTTGATTATGTGTTAGGCAGTACTCGTGTAGTTTGTAATCCTAGGGGGTACGAAAGCGATGGCTATACTGAAGATACTGGCTGGAATCCCAACATTGTATTGGAAGTTTAATGTACGCCTATTCAGAAGAATGGAAGAAGTTTAAGCCACCTGATGATGTTCTGGAACAATGTCATCAGGTGCTTATCACAGACGTTGATTGCGAGCAAGCAGGAGAGCCTTTCTGGAAAATCAAAAAATGGTGTCTAGCACATTGTAAAAGTTATGTTTGGTTTGACGTCACTGATGTCAGCGATGTAGGTTATCAGTGGGATGAAATTGCTGCCTACTGGTTCCATGACGAAAAGGATGCAGTAATGTTTACACTAAAATACAAGAGCGGAAAATGAACACTAGACTTAAAGAACTTAAACAATGTGCAGGTATAGATTTTAATCCTGATCAAGAAGGGTTAGATCTGTTTGCGCAACTGATCATAGAACGGTGTGTAGAATCCTTTCACCAGACTCGAATGGCTGAAACTACACTGGAACAACATTTTAGACGTGCAATAGGATTAGAAGAATGAGTGGTACACCTGCAGACAAAAGCCCGGGCATAACAGGCTTTATTGAAATCTTTGAAGGCCGTCTTCAGAAAATGAAGCTACACCTTAAAGAAGAATTGGGCAAGGCCAAACACGATAGGGATCGTAAGAGTATACGCAGGATTATTGCTGAT